TCCGGTGTCACGACTGAGAAGCTAGTCTTTAGCGCCTTGGTCATGTTCTGCGGCGTGTACATGTGAGCGTTTAGCATATCGCGAGGCTCATCACGCACCGGCTTGATCTTGCCTTGGCTTACGGTCATTTCTGAGAAGCCGACATTTAAAGCGGTGTTGATGGCATCACGCACAACCACATTCGAGTCATAGATGTATTTGAATGTATCGCCGCGAGCTTTCCATATCGCGTCTAGACGGATCAATTCTGCGATGTCGATCTGATCGTCGCCATAACCAACAGAGTGCGCTATATAACGCACTACTGGAGCGATATCATTGGTAGGATGTAGCGTTGTGGTAAATGCGCCATTTTGTACGATTTGCAGCTTGCGCTGCGGTACGACATTGATCTTGTTTTCGGTCTGTGACGCGATAGTGTCAGAGCCGGTCAACGTCATGGCTAGTGTGGTGATTCCTGCGTAACTTGTCGGTGTTGGCAGTAGCGACTTAAGCCCAAACCAGTTGATCGTATCCATAGAGTCTGTGGCGGTGTCTTCTGCTCCGATGCGGCGTATGCGCATTTCATAACGGCCATTTGCAACTACCCGCTGTGGAGACCAACCAAGCTGATCGCGCGATGCTCCGGCGATAGTGTAGTAATCATCAATCAGAGGATAAGTCTCGCCAACTCGTCTGATCTGATATTGAACCTGTCGAGATCTTCCCTCTATTCCGCCGCCGTTGTTTATTTTTCCGAAACCGCTCGGCGTGGTTAAATCCCATTCGATCAGCGATGTTGTTTCACCGGACGGGCAAACAGGGAACCAGCCAAGCCAACCGCCAACCACAGATGATGCGTCAAGCTCGATTGTGGCGTTGGTTATTGTTCCTTCGTTTTGAAATCCAGTCCATGTTGAATCGACTGTAACTCCATTAGGCAATAGGCGTGTAAATGAAAAACCAACCAGCACTTCGTCAGTGCCAACAGTTTCAGTTATTAGCGAGCCTATTTGATAAATGGTGCCTTCTTTTTGAATGTCGCCAGTGAATGATCCGACAGTTAAAGTGGTTGCTGGAAACCAGCCCGTAGTTGAAACTCCATTGATTACGCGAGTATCCCACACGTCCAGCGTCATTTGATCTAGTGCTGGATCAACTCCGGATGTGTAATTTACAACCTTGTATGTCCCATTATTTGCGGATGCGCCTGAAATTGTTATCGTGTTGTTAGTTGACAGTGATAGTTTGCTGAATTCACCGCTTACGATATCTCGATATGGAGAAGCCGTTCCGTTGGTTGCCGTAAATGGAATGTTTGGCGTTGTGATTGAAACCTTATTGCCAACCTCCCAATCAGCCGGAGGAGAACCGCTACCGATGGGGATAGTGATTTGCTTACCAGATATCACATACTGCGATCCGCTCATGTATTGCGTTCCATAAGCACCCGCGGTTAATCTAAGTCCAGATGATGAGTCTGTATAGCCAACCTCTGGCGCGTTATACCAGCACTTGTGCGCTTGATGTGATGAGATGTTAACACCAGGGTCGAATAGCGAGTAATTTAGATAATCACCAAAGGTCTCGAAATTTGTTTCGCCGATGAACATTCTTGAAATTGGCAAATCGTAGTAACCAACCCCAACCGCCATCAAAACATCCATTGACTGCTCTTTAATGCCAGAAAACCATTTTCTAGGCTGGTTAAGGTAATCTGGATAGCAGATATGTTGACCGAATAATTCACGCACAACGCCGAAAAGTTTAGGCTGATTTGCAGTTGCTGATGCCGATGTGATCGCAGAACCCTGCGCGCTTGCACTTGATCCGCTAATTCCTTTTCTCATCGACATTGCATAGATCAATGATCCAACGGATATAGCCGCCGATGCAACCATGATCCACGTTGCAACTGTCCAGCTGACAGGATCTTGCGGCATTGCTCGCCACTCAACAATGTCATCTGATTTAATGCGAGTTACCGGCCAATATCTTTGATCTACCAGCACGCCATTGATCAGTACGGTGAACGGGTGCCAGCTTGACAGCGGATCGAATCCACCAATATTTTCCATAAGCCAATCAAGCAGCTTCCCTTCCGCTTGTATCTCATGCGATGGATCTTTGTCGAATGCTGATTTGTATATCGAAACTTTACCCATTGAATCCGCCTGATTGATAGGTTTTACTTATCGATATAATACCGCACTTTTGTGTAGCTGGCCTCGAAACGTTCAACTGATAGGATCCTGAATCCTGTTTTACTGCCTATTTCTGCAATGTGCAGCTTTCCGTCAAATTCAATAACGAGTCCAACATGAACGCAAAGTGATGCGCGATAGGCGGATGCTATAGCTCCTGGTTGTATTTTTGATTCAATTAGGTGACTATCGATTGTTGATGATGCAGCTTTTGATAATTCTCGTTTGTCGTCTGCATGAATCCCGCCATGCAGCGGCAGTAATGGTAATCCAAAAATATTAACGCGCATATCAACTACCAGCGACCAGCAATTGAACAAAGGCGGCAATGAAGCCGCCAGTGGGTGATATTTTGCGTTATTGCGATACCACGTTATGTTACGCAAAGTATTTGATCCCCGGCGCAAATTCAGGTGTGTATCTGAACCGAGGCCAGCCGACATTCAGCAAGTCAAAATACCCAGCCTCAATGCCAACAACGATCCCTTCAGCGGATCCGCCGCGCAAAGTCATTTTGATCGGAGCAGATGCTGGTGCAGATAAATCACTGGCGTAAAACTCACGATAGATGGCATTTGTTGGCTTTCCTGATTTTAAGCAATCATCGATAAACCTCTGCGCCTCGCCAGTTACATTACAGATCTGGAATTGCAGTGTTTGTTGCCCGGTAGCGTCCTTGTTAGGAAGTGAAACGTCCCACGCCGATTCGATAAAAGTCACCGTTTCTGCAAGTTCAGTTGTTGCTACCACATCATTAAAAGACTGAGCAAGCCGGATCACTCCGGCTGTCTCGTTGTTGAATTCAAGCGTCGATATAAGCAGATCGCTTGATGGTGATGATGCGTAAGTTACTGTGATTAATTGCAACCATACCCCCCTAAAACCACGCGAAATATAAATCAATCATTTAAATATTTATTGATGGATTATATGAAGAAAAAAGCCCCGTTACGGGGCTCTTTTATTATGCCGGTGTTACTACTACAGTACCGGTGGCGTCACCCCAAGTTGCTGTTGCCGATGAACCGCCAGCCCATAAAGGTTTAAAAGTAGTTAAATTGTACACTTCTTTACCTGCATATTTAGAGGTTGTATTTATTGCATTAGTTGCTGACGCTAAATCTGCACTTGTAGTAGTTTCAATCCCACTTATTAAAATACCATCTTTTGCACTAGTAGGCACTGTCCCACATTTTATCCTCATATCTGTTCCATCAGAGAACATATATGTAAATGTGCTTCCATTTTTAAAAGTAACCAAAGCGGAATCATACGCAGAATTAAGAACTAAGCAGCCATTTGGGTTTATATAGGTGGATTTTTTACCTAAGCCTATCCACCAGTTAGTAATAACACCATTTAATGTCGGGTATGTTGCAGATAGTAGCGCAGTATCATCTGAGTAAAATGGTACACAGTTATTGAGAACTCCTGACATGTCTGGGTTATTTAAAATAACCTTCGTAGGCTTGCCTGTAATCGCATGTGCTCCTGTGACTGCAATTGCCTCCGGTTTCATTATGGTTACATTATAAACTGCTTGTATCCCATTGATAGTTAACTCCGACCCACCTGATGCTGTCAGTATCCTACCATCACCTCCTGATACAGCACCACTGCCCATATTCTCGATACCATAAGAGTTGAATGTTAGCTTATCCCCCTCTGATTTTATTGCGTATTGAGACAGCGCACCTTCTGTATAGCAGTTTGTGAAGGTTGAATAAAGGTGATTTTTGGAATTGATAGATGCATAGAAATTATTGTAACCAATATTTTCATAAGTGTTGCTCGTGCCAGAACCAATATTATCATTTGAACCGTTAAAAATCCTAGGAAGGATATATTCGCCATATACCCCTTGCGCCGCGCCAGCGTTATAAGTTAAATGCTTGAATGTACAGAAGTATGTATCGCGGGTATATCGACCATATTGAACATTAACAAAACGGCATCTCTCAATTTCGCAATAGTTAGCATGTGGCATGAAAACACCATACTTTGCTATTTGACTGTATGCAGTCGCAAAATCGAATCCAACTAATCTCGCATATCTAGTGTAATTGCCGCCAACATGCCAAAACATGACATGCGCAGTTACACCAGTGTATGTGTCGAGATTACTAGGGGCACCAGGCTGTACAACATCAGATATTTCACTGGCTGATAATGTCTGATTTCCATAATAAACAAACGCCCCTAAAACATGATGGGATTCGTATGTTGTCTGATTAGTTAACAGCAAAGGTTTAGATATGTAGTATGTGCAAGCTGTAGCCACAAATTTGATTCTCTGGGATTCTTCTATGCTTTCAATTGCGGCCTTTGAAATTTTGAATGCTAAATAAAAAGCATCCCAAGAATCATGATCAGGCTTAGAGCCTTGCACCATTGTTCCTTGGGAGCCTATCTGCTCAAATGTGACAATACCATCATGCACCAACTCAAATATATAACCGTCCGCGTTTGTTATTTGTAACGCCCCCCGTTGTATCGGTGTTTGTGATGGTGTTCCTGTGTTTCCGGTAAAAACCCACGAGGCTGCGCCAACGTTTTTAGTTGCGTAACCTGTGGTTTTGATAATCTCGTTAGTTTTTAGGTTTAAACCACTTGAATTAATCAAATCTAACGTTAATAACCCTTCTTTATTGTTTATGTCCTTACGCAGAGTAACATCAGTTCTATCAACCCACGCTCCAGCACCAATTCCGCCAGTTGTTTCAGGAGTAGATCCAACTGTAACAACCTTAGGAAATGCCCCAGACCAAGAATACTCGACATTTCCATACGCCAGCGTTTGCCGATTGTTTGTCAGTGTATAACCAGCATCAAAAGTTCCAGCGCGGTAATACGCGCTCTTTTGATAGATACCTTCTAATGTGTCTCGCGTATTGCCAAAGCGATCAACAAACGTCAGCGCAAGCGAGTTAACAGCAATGTCTAAATTTTCAGAGTTATCTAGTCTGTCTCTTGCATCAGTTGAGCCAATTGGATTGCCAGTGTTGAAAGTTGTCATCTATTGAATTCCAGTTATTAATAGGTTTTATCTATTGTAATCGCAATCACGCGAGAGGCCATTTTTGATTCATGGTTATATCGAAAATTTCTGAATCAATGATGCCTTGCATATCGAAAAGCTCATTGCTTGTTAATGTCTGTCGCTCTCTGATCTCAAGTGTTCCTGAAAATGTCCATTTATTGAATGATGTCAAAACAGGCCCTTCATAAATCCCATTAAAACGGCACTCATAAGGCATTAATCCTAGCGGAGTTTTCAGTGTGCACATAAACCAGTCTGCTCCGTCAGTTATTCCATACCTGAAAAACAACTCGAAAACCTGCGCCTGCAATTCTGTGCAAAAAAACTGAACCGCAACCATCGACGGTACAGATGTGTAAATCCTGCGCTGCCTAGCGCGACCAGACACCATTCCTGTCCGTTGTAATGGGCTAACATGCTGGATTGCATAGCCGGGTTGCTCCGGCAGTGGTAGTTGTTCAGGCCATACTGCTAAAGTCATTTTATGCCCCCATTCTCGATAGGCCGTATGTTCTTTCTAGTACTTGCGCCATGCTTCCTTCACTGCGGATGTCGGCAACGAAAACATTGATCTGCACTGAGCCGTCATCGTTTGTTGATTGTGATGTAGTGCCTTGCTGGCTTGTGTCGCTGGTTTCTTGCAGTGAGACGTTAACGGTGACATTTCCGCCGCTTGATTGCTGCGAGTTTTGATACATTTGATCAAGCTGCTTTGCCGAATCATTTGTATAAACACGCTCACCTTTGTTTAGTAACCAAGTCCCTTCCGATGGCACTGAACTGATACCATCATGCGCCATACCTGAAATACTTGATGCGGCGCTTGCCACGGCTGCACTTGCCAGTGGAGCTGTAACCCCCATCGCTGTAGCCATTGCAGCTGGTGCAGCTGCTGGGCCAACAATAGGGATCGCTGCGGTTGAAGCGTAAGCATTAATGCCAGCCAACTGAACACCAGCTCCCGCCTGCCCAGCTACCATTCCGACATATGCGGCATTTGTTGCAGCTCCAAGTGATTTCTCAAGCGCCCACATTACAGCTTTCTGCGCCATAACCTGAATTATGGCTTGAATCATTGACTGAGCAAACGATGCCGCCGCATTGCGCATTGCATCACCGAAAGAGTCAGCCTGAATGATCGCATTGGTAAGTCCGCTGGCAATGTTTGATGTAAAGCTATTAAACGTTTCAGTCATTAATCCTGTTGATGAAGTCATATTGGCTTTAATGTTTGCGAGCCAAGTCTGCATCTCCGTCTGCTCGCTTGTGCGCTGCGCCATCAAAACTTCGCGGCGCTTTTGAGCCCACTGAAGCTGTAATTGATTTGATGCCGTATTGTATTGCTGCTCGTTGATTGTTTTGTCTGCGAGTAATTGCTTGTATGTTGCAAGCTCAGTTACAAGCCAGTTATCAACCTCAGCATATTTTGATTTCCATTGCTCTTTCAGAATTGCAGATTGCTGGTTGTATTGCTGCTCAGTTATCAAGCGCTGATCATACATTGACTTAAGCGATGTCAATCCGCCAGAAATATCAACGCCGGATGACGCCGAACTCATAGCCTGCGCGGCCTTTTCTCGCTGCTGCTTTGCTAGCTCTTCTGTGCGTTTATTAGCCTCGGCTATGATTGCCTGCTTGCCGAACTCGTACTCACTGGCTTTTACCAATCCCTGCGCGTGATATGAATCAAGCTGCTTTAACTGATCCGCCTGCCAGTTTTGGATCTGCTGCGCTTCTGTTGCGTTAAAGCGTGAAACTTCGGTCAGATATTCAGCCGCTGCTTTCTTCTGGTCTTCGAGTTTATTTGTTGCTGTAGATTTGATGCTGCTAACTGGCTCTACAACTGGTTTTGCAGGTGCTCCATCGCTAACAATCAATGAAGGAGCTCCGGTTGTTTTTGGCTGCTCACCTAATACTTTGTTTAGCTCTTTCTGGAATCCGATCAAAACCCCGGTTGCTGATGACTGATTATTCAGCATCACATAATTTTCGCGGCCATTTCCTACCAGTGACTCAAGCAATGCTAGTGATTTTTGTCGGAGCAAATTGAGATCATTTTCAGCAGTTTCAAGTTCGGCTGTTTTAATCTTTAACTGATCCATTTCATATGTGTTTGCGACCGTTGCATTTCCAAGCAGTGCCGCTCCAGCTATCTGCCGATCAACGGTCTCTTGCAGGCTTTCAACTTCTGATTTTAGATCTGAAACAGCTTCTTTTTGCGCCAGCATTGCCTTATCTACATTTACAGCGTTAGCTGCAAGCTGTTTCTGTGTCATGTTAGCAAGTGACGCCGCTGAAATATCAATTGCATCAGCCAGCGATCTTGCTTTAGTCGCTGCCTCATCTGCGTAGTTATTCCATGCTAACAAAGCTGATGCGGCTAGAGTGACAACGCCAAGAGGGCCGCCCATTGCTGTCATGACGGTGTTTAGTCCGCCTATTGCTATCTTTCCGGTGTTTGCCAGCGCCGATGTACGGCTGATAGCCATGCCGTGAGCGTCAGTAACAACCGTTGCACCACTGGTTGCCGCAGAGTAAATAGAGACTACTCCAGATAGTGCGCTCATGGCTGTTTTTGATGTGATCATTGACGCCAGTAGGCGACCAGCAAAGACAATCGACAGCGCCTCTATTGCATCAGCAATGCCACGCACAGTAACAAGGAATTCATCACCATAACCAGCTGATGATGCGAATTCTGTTTCCATGCCTGAGAAAACATTGATCACGCCTGATGCCGTATCGATGATTCTTTTAAGCTCTGATGTTAATCCCTGATCTTCACCAAGCTTAATGATAATTCCATCAATTGATGACGAGAACGAACTGAAAGCAGATCCAAGATCATTGCTCATGACGCTTGCCGCTTCAGCCGCAACGCCTTGTGATGATCGTAGTTCTGATGTGTATTGTTTAAGTGTGCTGACATGACTAACAAGAGCCATGGTTGATGATGCGGATTCGCGGCCAAAGATCTCAATGGCGTCACTTGCTGAAATGTTAGCTGCACTTAACGTCTGCAATACCGGGATCAATCCGCGCTGCTGAACGTTCAATTTATCGAATGTTACGCCATATCGGAGCAATCGTTTTTCAGCTTGCGGAGTTAGCGCGTTAGCTGATGCAAGGAATCCAACAAAGCCAGTTCCTGCGCGACTAGCCTTAATGCCAGCAGAAGAGATGACACCCAATGCTGCGCTGGTTGTCTCAAGTGATAACCCGAAGTTTTTAGCGATTGGCCCGGCGTATGAAAAAGCCTCTGCCAGTTGTGAAACGTCAGTAGTGGCTGAGTTTGCAGTCTGCACCAGCACGTCATTAATGCGGTTAAGATCCTGAACTCCTAACCCCATCTGCGACATGATGTCGGTGGCTAGTTCTGCTGCAGTGCCAAGGTCTAACATGCCAGCCTGTGCAAGCTGTAGAACTGATGGGGTTGCGGAGATAACTTCATTGACTGATAAACCAGCCTGAGCAAGGAACTTCTGCGCCGCGGCTGCATCGTTTGCCCCGTATGCAGTAACGGCGCCCAATGTCTGCGCTTGCTTTGATAGTGCTTTCATCTGGCTTTCAGATGCTTTTGTAACAGCTGTAAGCGCCGCCATTTCACGGCTAAACGATACCAGCGTGTCGATTGACTTGCTAAGTGTCATCACGCCAGCCGCCGCTGCTACCATGCCTGATATTGCACCTTTAGCAATGTCAGTGGCTTTCGTTACATCTGCTGCACTAGATGCAAAAGAGTTAAGATCCTTCTCACCTGACTTTAGTTTTCTAGTGTCAATTTCTATGCCTAGTTGCGCAATATCGGCCATCTAACGCCCCTTATTTTATGATTCCAAACTGTTTCAACAGTTTATTTTCAATGTCTTCTGCGCTTTGTTGCACAACTGGAGCGAGTGGCGATTTACAATCTGGCGATCTTGACTTGTTAGCCAATGAGCTATAGACACAACTCAGATCACGTATAGTCTCAAGCTCCCATCCTGACAATCCAAGCTCTGCCGCTTGATTCCAGTTTCGCAACTCTGTCCAGCTTATCGGCTTGCTGCCGTATTCGCCAAAATCAGCTGGCCCAACTTGCCAAAGTGCATCAATATAAAATCGGGTTGCGTAGATTTCCGGTGGTTCTTTTTGTTGCTCTGAGATCTGCCTTGAATTACGCCGAATAACCGGCTTTTGTTTGCTTGGCTTTTTCTGATCTCTTGGTTCAGGCGCGGTATCTAGCCACGCCTGATGTGCAACATATAATCGCCACGACTCTACGCACTCGGCAAAAAATTTGAACGATCCGCCATAAAGCGATCAATCTGCTCACGCAACCACAAATATTTTGTGTAGAGCTTAACGGCGTTATCATAGCTGAATGGCACTTCTTTGCCTGACTCGGTAATCCCTGACCAGCCTTTTGTGCATTTTGCCAACAGCTCAACAGACTCGGATTCGTTTTGATCTAAATCAATTTCGCGTGATTTCTTTTTCAGTGATGCAGTGGCGCGGCTTTTTGAAATGTCTCGGAATGTTTTTGAGTCAGTACCGATCAGCGTGATCTTGATTCCCAAATCTTCCCCGGTTGTCGGATGTGCAACGCGCAACTCCGCGCCTTCTTCTGCCACTTTTGCTGTATCTAATGTCGCTAAATCGAATGTCATAAATCACCTGTCAGTAAATTAATCTGTCAGTAATAAAGAAACCTGCGAGCCGCTGACAGGCCAACCCGCAGGCTATCCGCTAGGATTAGGCTGGATCGTAAACTCGCTGCTTATTAATTGCGATTGACGTTTCAGCGCCAACCACATCATCCGCAGCACCGAAAACGATGTTGAAGTTCGTAACTAAACCAGAATAAAACACGATGTCGCCAGATTTCAGCGCGATCTTGAAGTGGTAGTTGCTATCTGACAGCAAAGCCGCCTGCATAACCACCTGACCAGCATCAACGGTATCAAAGCCAAGTGTTAAATCTTGCGATCCGTTGTCGCGGGTGCCTTTCAGTTTTTGCAGATTGCGGTCGCCGATTGGATTATGCTCGGTTACTGCATATTCAGCGGTCAGCGTACCTAGATCTGTGATCTCGCCTACTTCTGCATATGTTAGTGCGCCGTAACCTGTCGCGTCATATGTTGCTGGCGGTGTTGCGGTTGTCGATACATAGAACTTGTTACCGGCATTGGTTGAAACAGTCATTTGAGCGTCCTCTTATATTGTCATGACGCCGTCAATGATAGCATAAAACTATTGATGTGTAGTTATTGAAAGGTTTTAACGATTGGTAAAGTTTTGACGGTTAGGTATTATTTATCTGTTTTATCTTTCATGACAAACACACCTCTCTTGTGCTGTCTTGTTTGTTAAAACTTGGAGTTTTACTATTATTTATAGACGGCGTTTCAGAGGCGCCGGATATTGAACCATTTTTGCTTTGGCGAGCATTTTTGGTTTGTTTTGATTCGACAAGCGCCTCTGAGTTTTACGACTTACGCGCTTGTTTTCATTTGTTTAAAAGTATATATTTATTTCGCGTTCGGTTTTAGTTGTCATTAGCTTAGTGGAAAGATAGCCGATAGCAAAAATTACTGATTAGCTAAAGGTGATTTTTGTGCGCTTACGGTGACCGGTATCGCACCGGTGTAATCAGGTTCGATTCCTGAATGCAGCTAATAACCGAATTCAAAGCGAGTGTAGTTCAGTGGTAGAACTGGTGACTTCCAATCATTATGCTCGGGTTCGATTCCCGCCACTCGCTCCAATCATTTTAAGCCTTTCACCGCCGCCGCAATCGCACGATTAAACTCAAGCACTGTACCGCGCACCATGCTATCTAAAGTCTCAAGAGGCTGAATATAAGGCAGGTTATTGGATAATATCCACTTATGCCCGTACATCTTTTCTATAGCCTGATTGCAGTGGCTTAATGCAAATGGAATAGCAGCAGCACCGCCACCAGCAAACTCAAAAATATTCTCTTCTGCCTGATTTATTTCAGCGTGCCAATTCCCGCGAGCGCGGCCAGTATCAACTCGCGTCCGATTGATAACCTCATTCGTCATTTGCAGTGCCACGGCACGAGTCACTTTATCGGCATCGCCGCCGACTTTTTTAACCCACTTGTCGAGATTTCGCAGCTGATAGATTGCCATTTTTATGTGTCCGTAATAGTGCAATAGCGATAGAATCATTTTGATTTCAATATTGAAGGAAGGCAAGCAGTGAGCGACCACAGATCTGAAAACGTTTGGTTAATGAAGGGCGATTGCCTGGAAAGAATGAAAGAGATACCAAGTGGATCGGTTGATATGATACTGACAGTCTGTTATTATTGATTCTCAACTATGGGGGTGAGTATGAATAATAACGACCTAATGATTGGAGTTGCTGGTGAGCACTTGGTTTGCTTTGATTTGATAACCAGAGGCTTTACCTGCTTTATGACAGAGCAGGGCCTTCCTTACGACATAATAGCAGACATAAACGGCAGGCTGGTTAAGGTGCAGGTTAAAGCAACAAGGACGCACAGTGAAATCCCACAAAGAAAAAACCACTACCCATCATACCTGTTTAATATTAGAAGATGTGGGAAAGGAGGCAGGAAGCTATATGGTGAAAACGACGTTGACATTTTTGCTGTGGTTTGCATCGAGACAAAGCAAGTCGGTTATGTGTCAGCGAATAGGATGCCATCAACTCTTTCCGTTAGGGTGGATTCCTTTAAGGGCAATTACTTGAATGAGGTTCAAGACTTTAGAGCAAAAGAAGTCATTAGATTAAAATCTGAAGGGATGAGCAATACAGAGATAGGTCGATCTATTGGCATGGATAAATCTGTAGTTGGCAAGGTAGTTAAAGGTGAGAGCAAAAAAACCGATCACGGCGTCTATTTTGCAGATCTAACACTGGATGGTGCGCTTGCAAAAACCTAAACCGAAAGTTCATCGGAATTGAGCTAGACGATCATTATTTTGAGATCGGTAAAATCAGGATTTTAGTAGATTAGAAAAAGGCGCACGGATGCGCCTAACTCAACACCCGATAGTAAATAGACATCCTGATAACCGAATAAGCCCCTTCTGTACCAGTTGGCACCCAATCAACGCGCATCACTTCAAATCCGGTATATCGTCCGCGCTTGAAGTGTTCAGCTAGTAGCGTGGCCTTGTCCATTCCTGCCGCCGCTCCGCTATTGATCGGAGTTAAGATCTCAATCTGGTAGTAGCCGCGATGGTCAGTCGTCCCGCCGTATTCGATAGCAAGATGATCGGGACTAGCAGAATAAAAACCTTCCCGCAGATACTGCACGCCAGTCGGTGAATAAGCCTGATCAAGATATGCAATCGGCGGCTTATTCGACAGTGTGTTTAAATGAGCCCGCATTGCTTTGTAGATTGCTTGGTTCATGGCTACTTTCTCAGTTGCACATAGTAAATAACATCAACGCCACTTTCTCGGATCGGATTGCAGTTCATGACGCGATAACTTACCGAATCAAGCAGGCACAACCAGCCCACAACAGGACGCAATGCGCCTGCACTGCAAATCAGCTTAATGTCTCCGCGCTGAACGTTAGTTCCGTCAATCTCTGAATTTGAGTAGCTTTCAGGATATCCGTAGGCTGTCTGCGTTACGCTTGTTCCGCCTGAAATAAGATCTCCAGTGTCATTATCAAAAACAGTATCTGATTGATAGCTGAAAACAACCTGCTCTCCTGATTCCATAAGCGCTTCGAGTGCTGATTCAATGTCCGCTTGTGCGTCTGCTAGGTTCATATCATCGACTCACATTAAACTGCGTTGATCCATAGCCGCCGGAAACATAACCACGCAGCAGCATCGAAAGCTTAGGGTATGCGATAGTTTGCGGACCATTCTCAGACCATTTTGTTGTAATTGGCCCCACTGTTTTCTCAGTAACCATCTTTCCGATCGACGCCATGAGATTACCGCCCGCATTATAAACCAGCGCCGCTTCTAGCTGGGCCTGTACAATTTTATCGGGGATCTCGGTGTTACCATCGCGCGGCCATTCTAGCACCTGCAAAGGATCTGTTTTCTCGCCTTTGAATGGCTGCAATTCCAACCAATCCAGAGCCAACTGCAAATGCACTAATGGATCTCCGGATAGCATGTAGCCGCGAGATATGGCATAAGCAGAATATTCATCATCTGTTGTGTAGCCGACTGTTGTCGCCATTGATTACCCCTTTTACCGCCATCCATGGCTGTTGAAATTAAAACTCAAGCAGTGATGCTGACAAGCCAGTTCCGCCAGTGATCGACACAACGCCAACCAAATAAGCACGAATTGTATCCAGTGGAATAGCCACTTCTGCGCCTGCTGCGATTGAGCCGACAGCATAACCACCTGACACATCGACACTACCAACGCCTTGAACTGGCAGAGTAGTGGAGCCAGCGCCGTCAATAATTGGCGTTAATGCGCCCGCTGTACCGTTCCGCAAGATCAAGATCTGCCCTTGATTTGGCTTATAAGTTAACGTGTCAGAAGCGGTCATTGTTGTGAGCGTTACCGCGCGTTTACCTGCGCCCTGCATTGATGTTGCTGCGATTGTCGCCATGATATTTCCCCATTAAGTGTGTTATTTGATTGTACGCTATGACTTTGAAAAACGCACTCCGCCCGCGACATAATCAATCATAACGCCGTGCGACTCTCCGGAAATATCCACACTGATCTCATCGCTCCAGTGAATGAAGTTTTCAATTCCCAATTGTGATAGTTTATCGCAGGCCGACTTGATCAGTGAGTTACCATCGAGTGAGTGCATTTGATGCTCATCGAGAGGGACAAGCATTACAGATCACCAAAACACAGATCCCATAAATCCTGTAAGAACATGGATCACCTCATAAAATAAACCCCGCACAGTGGCGGGGTTGTAAATTACTCGCCTTTTACGGCTTTCTTTACTTTGAATCCTGCGGCTTTCATTGCCTCTTGGATCGCTTGGTTGTCTGTCTTGTACTCACCGTCGGCGTTGAACTTAACAATCTCACCGCAGAAGTGGTACATGACGTCAGCCTGTCCGGTAAACGTCATGTGATAACTCCTTAGCCGATGTTATGCAGGCGGGCCATGTGTGTTTTGCTCTGGCGGATTTCCATTGCAAAATCACCGATGATGCGGGTGCGTTGGCCGTCTTGACCGGGTAGCGTTGCATCAACTGTACGCCAGTTGCCACCATCCGCTGCATTACCTGAGGCCATTGGAACAACTGAGATCATGCCAGAATCAAAGATCACCAACTCTGCATCATTCAGGTTTGTATCGATAACGATGCGGTTAACGCTACCAACCAGCGGCAAATCAGACGGCAATGTCAACACTGAACCAGCATCCGCCTGCCACTCTGCCAGTCGTTGAGAATCGTAGTTAGCGGCTACCAATGCGCTCAATTTACGCGCTTGCTTGATACCTACGGCAATCGTATTTGCTGAACCACCACGCGCCACGATCTCGGCATTCAGCGCGTTGATAGCGTCAAGCGTCAATGCTGCGGCTGAGTTATCAGTCTTGATTGCACCGGCCTGATCCAAGAAGTAACGCAGGCCACCGGTATAAGTAACGGTGTTAGCGCCTACAGTGGCGGTAGCTTTACGCCCCCGCACCAATGCGCGATCTAACTGAGTGGCAAGCTGTTTAATGCGTTCAGCAACCTGGAATGTCAGATCGTTGGTGTTGCCAAACTGCAAAGTAGCCAGCGCGCGACGAGAGAACTCAACTGCGGTGTCCATGGTCTGGAAATAGTTTTCCAGTGGATCAGGTTGAAATATGCCGTCATTCTGAGCGGTGGAGTTTTCTTCACGACCTACAGAGTCGATAGTCAACACGGCGCCGGATGCGATATCAGCGGCAGTAGTGCCACCAAACCCACGAACAACTGTTAAGTTGTTGCCAGATACGGCGGTAATCAATACGACTTCATCAGATGCTGCTGGCGATGCCGTCATACCGGCACGGAATTTAGTACCGTCTGCGACTGCGATAGTGGTAGCTGCAGCCAATGCCTGTGCGGTAGTGGTTGAACTGGTAGCATCAACACGCATATCCAGCCAGCCCATCTTGTAGCCGTCATAGGCTTGGCGTGGTGCGCCGATGCCGATAGTTGACAGAATGCCAGTACGATTTGAGCGTGCGATCATGAAAGCATCATTGATCACCTTGTCATTTAACAGTGCTGCTAAGTCAGCGGAGGTAATAGGCATGATTTATCTCTCTCTATTGATTAGGATTTAATGCGGATGCCAAGAAGCCGTTAAGGTCGCCTTTCGCCTTTGCTTCGTCAGCCTTCGCGTTTACTTTGTTATCAGCCCCGCTGAATTTTGAACCTTGAGAATTACCGCCAGTAGCCCCGCTACCGTCAAATAAGAAACCATAATCACCGATCAGCTTTTCAGATAGCTTCGCTTGATCAACTACATTTCCGTCAATCTCAAAAACTACGCCTGAATCAGTGTGTTTTGCAAATTTTGCTGCCTGTTCGCGCAGCAGCTTCATCTTTGCGGTGTCGCGTGTTTGCAGCATAGCAAACTCAGATGTCGCCTTTTCAATAGCGTCAGCCTGTTCTTTTTTCTCTTTCGCTGTCAGCTTTTCAGAAAGCTCTGACACCTTGGAGTTGAATTCTTCTGCTTTCTTGCGCTCACGCTCAAGCAGACCCTGCAAGTCGTTATCTTTCTGCATTCGCTCAAGCTCTGCGGCTTCACGCTCTGCTTCAATTTGCTGGCGTTTTGCGCGCTCTGCTTTTGTTTCATCAAGCAGTTCTGTTACTTTGCTTTTCAAACCTGACACCTTTGATTCCGTCATTTTTTCGACTTCATCAGCGGTGAATGCTTCGATCTCTGTACCGTCTGCCAGTGTAAATTTAGCCATGCTATCCTCTGGATAAAATGAGACCCAATCTCATGGCATATGATAGCCCAAAGCTATTGATAATGGAAAGTTTAATTGATAAAGACTATTGACAGATGGGAGGCAATAAAAAACCAGCCGGAGCTGGTTAGATTTTTTGGTGGAAGTTAGTCGGCGATGAAGTATTTTGCTTCAAGTTTAACATAAAAGTCTGCGTCTACTTCTTCGTGATAACCATCCGGCATTATCGCAATCAGGCTTCCACAGTCATCCCATTTCAAAATCTCGCCACATATTAAACAGTCAACACCTTGCCAAACCACTGCAAAACGTCCACTTGTTGGCATTTCATCTACTTGCTTCATTAAATCTTCTCCTTGAAATGCTGTAGAAGGAACTCATTAATAGCAACAGCGTCTAAATCAGATTCATCAATCTTGTTTATTTTAACGTCTAACGTGGTTATGTCATACTTTCTTTCTATAAGCTCAACAATTAGAGATTTATTTGGCTTTGTTTTGTTGTACCCGTAATGCCCCTTGGCAATTGAATAATGCATTAATGATACGTCTGCTTTTCCTACATTCAGCCATGAAACAACAAGATCCAAACAACCATCAAGCCTTCCTACGCTAACCCTCATTCCATCACTTAATGCCCTTTTGTATCTTATTTTCTTCATAACATCACCACCAGCAATCCAAACACAACAATGCACAACGCTGCACAAATACCTGCTTTAACTGCATCGCCAGCAGACTCAACTTCCAGTTTCTTTGTTCGATTAACGTAGTCGATGATCATTTGCTTTTCTCCAATTTGTTAAACAACAAAACAATACCACTCGCACAAAAACAAACATTGATCTACATCACAAAGTTATACTATCGAGTGATTTTAAATAACTCAGATCAATCTCTGCGCCTTTCCCATCGACAAAATCAGCACCACTTATCTTCCCCGCTTTCCAAGCATCGTACTTGTAGTGACCGCCTGAGAATTTGTAAAAGAACTCTTTCTGGAAGTCCACTGATTGGTTTTTCAGGAACTGATCGAATGTGATATCGGTATCGATTTTCTCTACACCTGAATCGCCACGGGCCGATTTAAGACCTTTAATTCCTGGCACTGCATAGCGCGGATCGACAATTCCCGTCCTGATAGTCCTGCATCCAAAATGTAACGGGGGCTGCGGGCCATCTCCTATTTTGTAAATCTCATTCTTAGACCCCAGCCCGTAACATGTCGCGCTAGTTCTTGAATCAAGAGTCACCACCAGTCGCTCACCGATCAGCACATCCGAGTTAGCAGCGTTAACAGCTCTTCGTGCCTGGCTGCCAGCCAAGTTAAACGCCGTCCGAACAACCGTTCTCACGTCCTGTTTGTGTGCTTTATCCACGATTCGCATGATGTCGCGCACCATTTGATCGACTGATTTTCCTTCGATGATTCCGGCGCGGATCTTTCCTTCAATAATTCTTGGCTTTTCTCCAAGCGTTTTAGTCATTCCGCTAATAGTTAGTTTTTTAGTAACTTTTCCGCTAATCAACTCAGCCTTTGCTTTCGTTACGGAAGAGACAACCTGTTCAATCGCTGGCAGTGTAAGCTCGGTTGTTACCGCATTACCAAGCATCCGATACTGGAAGTCAGTTTCGTATGGAATGAACTCATTGAGATCGAGATTAAGCTGTTTTGACACTTCAGAGTTAGCTGCATCGAATAGCGATTGAATATCTCGCATTAATGCCGTTAAGCGGTTCATCTGAAAATCAGTAGGATTCTCAGTTAGTCTTGCGCGAATGTCTTTTTGCAGCTTTTCAAGTAGCGGCTTAAGTTTTTTGAACGACCCGCCTGAGAGTCGTTGCAGCATGATCTGGTGGCGCGTTGATGCGTCGATCAAGTATTCGTTAGCGCTCATTTATCACCACCGATAGTAGCAATCTTTTTGTGCAGCTCGATCATTCTGCTGGTTGTCATGCTGTGCTTAACTCTTTCGATGGCTAGTTCATTCATGCATACAGAATAAAAAGACATTCCAATAAGAAACCCAAGCAATAGAAAAAGCACGCAAATAATTATCATCATCGCTCACTCCTTTAAATGCGCATAAATTAGGTATTCGTTAGCACTCATTTATCACCGTCCGGAGCCGCTTCGAGCATGGCTTTGTATCCAATGATCACGTTTTGTTCTGGATCCAGATCTATATCGGAGTCAATGAAAGCATCAACCATCTCTTCTGTCGGCTCAACAGGAACCAGCTTCCAACCTTCTGGCACTACGGCTTCTGATTTTTTTAGTTCAGATACAACTACATCAGCACAAAGATTATTAATTAATTCCCTAATCTCATTTAAATAATCAAGTTTGCACCATCCTTCTATTTCGCAGATTTGCATGTCACATAAAATATCGGAAAGCATTTTTTTCTTAAACTTAGCTCTAGCTAAATCATTTACCGTTTTTACATAATCTCTATCAATAACCTGATCGATATGCTTTGTTGGTTCAGAAATAACCATTGGCTTAGGCTTTGTTAGTTGCGATATTCCTGACGGTAAAGATTTAACCCTCAGTAACGCACGCAGCTGACCATTTAATACACTTTTACCATTGGTTATAAAGTCATGCCCAGACAAAGGGGAACCAGCTGATTTATCTATTGCCCATCCCTCTGGCATTACATCGACAATTGGCCAACCTTTGTATTTCATCATTTTATTGGAGTCAGGAATATGATCCAACTTTTCAAGTTCATCACGGTTATTCATCACTCACCACCTTTCAGCTTGCGATATGCCGCGCGTGCGCCAACCTCAAAACTCGCACTGGAAATTGGCGGTGATTTTGGGTTTTGCCATTCATCTTTCAGAGCAAAAAAGAACTCATCCTCTTCTCGCTGCACCTTCTCTGATTGGGTTTCGATTGGGTTTATTTCAAATATCATGCAACTACCAACTGATTGATCTGGAAACTGACACCAAATATGCCTTGAGTTTGAGTCTATTGCCACAACAGAGCAAACATACCCATTGGCAACCGATGAAACACTGCAACCAACCTCCGGCAACCGTCCAGCCTTCTTATCTTCCCATGTCCAGTGCTTAGGCTCCGCGATGACGCGGCGCATGGCGCAAACTGGGTGATTTCTCAACGACTCTGGAGTTAAATCCGATAGTCTAGCGTAAGACTTAATCCCACTAGCAATACTATGAACAACAACATCTAAACCTGTGAATGTTCCTGCTCCGTCAAATAACTCTTGATTACCAAACACCGCTTCATATTTCATTTTGCTTTCTCCTTGTTAAATTTCAACACCATCAACCAGTACGCACTTAGCACAAACCCCATTCCAGCCGATGAACTCAGCTTCATGAGTGAAATCAGCATACTCAGACCCGCAATGCGGACACACTACAGGAATGATAGCCTGTCGATGTAACTCACAAATAGCCGCCTCAATGGCCGCCTTTTTGCTGCCGTGAATGCCTGCCAGATAGTCTAGCTTTTGCAGGATCTCGGCGGTTGTGTAGCAAATTGGCAGGCGCGGTGTATTGCGCCGTTTTTCGTATTGATTTTTTGTCATGATTAAAATGCCCAATATCCAGTTTCAATGTCGTACCAATCAGTATCTACATATGCGTGCTCAAGAAACATCTCAATCTTACCGCTTTCAATCATGGCAATGTTGTCATTATCCATAACTGTTTGCTCAACAAACTCTGGAGCAACGCCAGCCAACTTTGCAGCCTCAAAACTATGATGACCGTCAGTGATAACGCGATATTCTTCGCCATCAATCTCAAAAACAGGGGTAACGTAAACTTTGAAGTCGCGATCAGCTAATTTTTCAGCTACTATTTCATCGTCTCTGTATGATTGGCTGCTGATTGTTTTCATTTTTATTTCCTTAGTTGCTTTGCCTTAACTCTTGAGCTAATTATAGTAAGCGTAAACTGTAATTACAAGCAATACTTACAAAAAAGCCGCAATAAATGCGGCCTGCGTCACAAATTAAATACTCTCAGTCTCAATATCAGCGTCAATCACTTCATCCGTACGACCTGGATCTAGCTTGATCCTGCCAGTTCTCAGCATGTAGCGCATATCTTTGACGGCAATAGCCCCACTATCCTTGATCGTCACAATCGCGCCAGCCTCTTGAGCTGATAATGTGGTGTCGTAGTAGTCACGGTTCATTGTGTAGCTTACCAAGTCTGGGTCAACAGCCTTGTACTCAGCACATGCTTTCAGTGCTGCATTGACAACCGAATCCCATAGTGACACAACCATGTCTAGCGCGGATGTCTGCGAGCTAGCATTAATGCGGGCCTCTTCAGCCGTCTTCTCTCCGCCTTCCGTCATTAGCTTTGCGCCCATGGATTCCATCTGTTTTTGCAGGTCGTCAAGGGCTTTGTTTAGGCTGCTGGATTCTGGCGCGCTGGTAGTTTCAAAGCCGCCGCTCTCGCCAAGGAAATGACCTTTCGTGGCCCCAACCTTGATTCCATCGGGGTTTGCGGTCTGGAACTGCTCCCAGCTCATTGATGTTCGAATGCCTAGCGTCTGTTGTCCGTGAGTATGCAGGTTCTCCCGGTAATCCGCTGATACCTGGTAATGCGCCAAGTTCACAACGGCAATATCCATCAGCGGGATTTGATCTAAATCAGCCACAAAAAACGGGATGTAATTAAACGGAATGCCAACGCCGCGCGCAGCACTGGATGCTTTCTTCGGGATGTACTCTTCGGTTAATGCCTTGCCTGCTTCATCGTAAAGCGCCTGCGTGTAAACGTAATCACCAAACACGCCACCGAAAATCTCGCTTGCCTCTTCTGGTGATCTCAGGCGTAAAACTCGATAGGTCTTTTTTAGTTCATGGCTAAATTCATCAATCGGCACTTTTGCATATTCAACCAGCTTAACCATGGTTAGCATTTCACGACCGAAAATAAGCTCATGCGACCAGTTATCTAATGCCTCAGCCGTGTATTCGGCGACATAAGGCATTAGATTCAGGCGCACCTCTTGTTCTGCCGTCATGCCATCTTCGACAGATGGGTAATCAACCAGGATACAATGACGCCCAGCCTGCAACAGGTTGCTCACGCCTGACTTATTCACGCGCTCAATGCCATTCCCTGCGCCGTCGAAATTATCAATAAGCGGTAGCAGCGCATCAGGCATTTCATAAGATGCTGGCTTGCGGAATCCGGCCCCAACCATATCCCTAAGTGTTTTATTCGTGACACCAAAGAAATACGCCCGCTTCAAATACGCTTCATATCGCTCTGGTTCTTCTTTGGCGAAAGCGGCAGGCATGTAGTGCTCGCCTTTATCCTTCACCGTCATTTCATCTGAGCACATATCACGCACAAACTTCACGCGCCGGATCTTCTGCTCGTACTCTGGATGAACGCTACTAATTGGCATGATTATTTCCTTACCATGAGAATTTGATTGGTATGTTAACCGCTGGCGAATTTATAGGCCATAAATAATCAACAAAGTATCCTATCGCTGTAGTGATGTGCTGATATTGATTTGTCTGATCTTCTTGGAATGTAGATCCTTTTTGCAGTTGTACAGTTGCAAAGCCTTCATGCGACCAAGGCGCGGTTTTTTCGTTAACAAATAGTGATACATCACCAGATGCCGACATTATCAGCGCCCTTACTGCATTCTGTCTGTCTTTTATAGACGGATGCGCCCGCTTAACTCTTCGCTCATACTTCCAGTGATGCTCTTTTAATACATCTTCAATATCAGTGTAATCTGATGCGTGTCCGTGCTTCTCGCCAGCCCTGCCAGCAGGATCACCGTAGATGTAGACCTTTTTGTTTTTGTGGTCCTTAAATTTCTCCACAAACTCAAGCGCCGACTGCCTTGATACCGCACTGATCAAGACTATTTCATCAAGAATGTATGGCTTCTTATCCCTTATGACAGCAACAGATGATGATAATGGCGTGTAGTTTTGGTCGTGCATCCAATGTAGCTCTTCGTGCGGCAAAATTGATTCGCTGGTTAAGTTATGTTTTCCGTAATCTTCGTAGATCTTACCGGTCGCCGTCTCGAATGATGCGCAATACTCTTGATTGTATTGCTGCTTGCTCATTGTTCGCTTAGCGGATTCGATTACATCAGCGGGGAGTATTTCCTCTGACTTCCAGTGGAAATAACCGTAGTCTTTGTCGCCGCTATTTTGTGCATACTGAGCCAGCTTGTAGTAGTGGTTAAGTCCATCAGGTACGCCAATAAACCAACACCAAGCGCGATAATCTGGCCGAGTAGGGTTTACCGTATTCAATGCAGGCATGATGTTGGCCTCCATCGATTCAGGCTTAATATCGGCTATCTCATCGATTACTCCGCCGGTCCAGTTAATACCTTCAATTCGCTCAGGACGATCAAGTCCTAGCACATGGATCTCGGTACCATTTGGCAGGAATATCTTTAACTCTGATTCGCTTGGCTGCTTGTCATGAGTGGCCGACAAAGTAAGGGCCTTTAAGTCGTCCCACCAGATCTTTTTTGCCTGATCGCGCGTGGGTGCGGCAGCAAAGTATTTCTCGTTAGAGTTACTTAGGGCCTGCTTTGATATGAATCTCTTTGCCCGCTCTGTCTTTCCTGATCGCCTGCCAGCCGGAGCAACAGGGAATCGAATGCCATTGGCAACAGCGTTAACTAGATCTAGTTGCACCTGAATATCCTTTAGCGGATACCATCGCGCAAGCTGTCTATCAAGCAGCATGTTTCCTGTTGACTCTGCCATTAAGCGCCCGGCAATCTTTTTGCGAGTTCAGCCAATGCAGCAGCCATATCAACAGTCCCGCCGCCCTTGTCATCTGGGTTCGCCCGGTACTGATCTGGCTTACGATTCTTTAGCCAAAAAATACATGCAGTGACATCAGGCTGAACGATCTCAGTATATGGGACAATAACCTCGGCACCTTGGAACTGAAACACCTTAACCGCTTCATGAGTGTAACCAACCGCCCTGCGGTATAACGCCATCTCTACGCGATCATCGGCGGTAGCCTTGCCAACCTTTAGGGCCTCCCTAAACTCTGGATGCTCGTTTCTCCACCGGTAAAGTGTAGACGTACCAATATCTAGCGCCTCAGCTATGTCGTTGTCTGTCGCGCCTAAATCACACATCTTCTTTGCAATCTTGCAGTGTGATTCTGCGCTGTATTTTGGTGGTCTTCCTCCGGCCATATAACCCCGTTATATGTCAATGAAACATAGGTAAATATTACCACAACGCCAAAAAATAAACCCGCATTAAGCGGGTTTTTCGATCTTAACCATGTTAATTGGTCCGCCAGTGTAAACATCCAGCTTCATTGCCACCTTTAACGCCTTAATCGGATCGTTGCACACCTGGTACGCGCCTTGTGCTATTTCAGCTCCGCTACCACCAAAAAACGGAATAACCGCCTTGCTCATGACAAGCGTATCACCAAACGCTCGAAACGCCTCGCCAGTCTCCTTGTTAACAAATAGCACATCAGCGTCATTAGCGGACAAACCAGTCGGCTTTTCCTTTCCTTCTAGCAGATACCCAACAACCAAATCAATACCATCAGTATTTCCGCATCCAGCCACAAAGTACCCACCGATATCCTGTATTTTATTTCTTACTCCAACAATCACTGATCCAGCAGTAACCTGGCTATCAACTGCCAGCGTCTTCCCGTCAAAAACGATAGTTGTCATCTTCTTTCCTTTTCAAACTCAATCAGCATATCAATGCAATGCTTCGCCTTTTCAAGATCTTCAATGCCAGCCTTGTCGCGGAATCGAGTAACATACTTGATAATCGTATGCTGCAATGGATCTAGTCCGTTTTTCATGCTGTATTGCATTGGCTGGATGGCTAGTTTTGTGTAGTGATCACCGCCGATTTGCGTTGATAGTGGTGATTTAATATCAACAAAATGACATGGAATTTCTTCGCTGCATGTCGGCATTGGTTGTAGAAGTGACTCTAATGCCTTTTCCTTTTCAGAGACTCGCGACTCTTTATCATCACTGTGAATGCGCCACATTTCTATGCTGTATATTCCTTCAAACTTATCCCATCTCCAGCGTCCATCAACTGCGAATTCCATTTCTCCGCCTTTGAATTTAATGTCAATTTTAATTCCATCATCAACCGGCTGCACCCCTTCATTGTCATGCCAATCTGAGCCGAACTTTTCAAGCGCTAACTGCTGTTGTGTTTTTACATCTACCACCTGATTCATCTCATTCCAACGCTTCATAAACTCGTCACGATGCACGATTGTTTTGTTCCAATGTTTGCAAAGATCTGCTGATGCCAAGTAGTGGCGAGATCTGCCGCTTCTTTTCCATGAAAAATCTACTATAGATGTAACATCAGGGATTTCGTGATAGGCACATATTGAACTATCAGCCTTATCCTGCGCCGCATACGGCAAATTCTCAGGCCAATCTTCCGGCTTTACGTTATCCAAAAGGATCTCGATCAACTCGCGTTTTTTCTTGGTCATTTTGCTTGCTCCTTTTCCTGTTTAATTTTATCTACCTGGCTGTGAAACCATTCTTTGAAGTTTGGATTTGTTGAGTTCATTGCGGGCGACCTAGAAAAATAATATCCGTCCAAACCTCAAGCCCTGCCAGCTTCGGATATGCTGGATCGCTAACCATTACCTTTACCATCATTCCCCTGCCCGGCCACCGCACCATTGGCACAACATTAATATCGTTTTTGTTTAACTGGCATCCGACATTTTTAATGACATTCATAAAAGTACCGTTTCCTGTCGATGCGGCCGCAAGTACCTTTTCAAGCTGCCAAGGGGTATCGCAGATGATCGCCTTTTTCCGCAACACCTCGGCGCTTGCTGATGCAGATATAGCCATTGCTAATGCTGCCATAATAATTTTAGTTTTCACTTTGATTCTCCAATAAGTGTTACGCGCTGGAAGCGTACTGCTTTATCAAATTTGGCAGCATCTTTCTTCCATTTTTTTAATGTTGACTCTGTGCCGTAGTCATTATCAATCCATTCACTTGCTGCTCTACTGCTCCACATCTCCGATAGACGTGTAAAGCACCAACCTTCAAATGGAATCAATCTTCCAGCTGCTTCAACAATATTGTCGACGCGCTCATTTTTAGCATTTAACGCAATATGTACTACTATTCTTGTTTTCATTTGCTAACTCCAATTGTTGAACATTCAAAAATTAATGATTCCAATTCTTTGATCCGCTCAAGCATTTTGCGCGCTTGCTGGCGTTTCTTGATCGCTTTCTCTGCGGCCTTATCGCGCTTTACAGCCTTGTTGCTTACGATTGACACTTTGCCATCCCTAGATGCATGAAGCGCGGTAGAATTCACCACAATCTGTTACGTAAATTAAAGAAATGCAATTATCAACCCCAAGTGATTTATGCATTCTCTTTTTTATTGCAACGATCTCATTTGGTGATACTTTTATTTTTTCGCAGTTAGATCCTCGCAACCAATCTCCTCCAGTTGAAAAATATTTCTTTTCGTTAGTTTCTGGTTTAATTACTTGTAACTTTTTCATATTGCAAACTCCTTTGCCAACTCAGTTGTGAAACTATAAAGCATCTTGTGACTTTTAAAGTTGATTTAGATCACAAATTAGAATGGTCGCTGCGAGTCGTCCTTGTTTTCTTCTCTGATTAGTTTTGAGTAGAAGGCCCGCAATTCTATCAACTGCTCGCAAGTGTACTTTTTCGGATCATGTGGCCCATCAAGATAATCAATCCGCTCTTGTCCGAATCGCTCAATTATCCCCTTGATGTACCCTAGTGACGTTTTATTGCCATGGATATTCCCTGATAGGCGCATGTTGCAGTATTGATTGCATTGTCTGTTAATGTTTTTCGTGTCCAATGCTAATTCAGGATGCCCACCAGCAGACTTGTAATGCCCTCCGCAATACTGCACCGGCTTTGTTGTTCCGCATGAAATGCATGGTAATCCGGCATCCCTAACATTGTTAACCCATCGCTGAATTACTCGCTTTGTGAGCTGGAATTGATATGGCCTGTCGTTTTTTCTAAGTTCTTCTGACTTTGCGCGAAATGCTTTCTTCTTCTCGAGTTGATCTTTCTTGTTCTTTGCTTCATCTGATTTCCTTTTCTTGTTCAGTTGATCGATTGCATATTCGTATTCGTGCCGCTTGCAGCATGGCTGAAAGCTTCTTTCAGGAATAAACCACTCAGCACACACTTTGCATTTCTTTTTTCTCATTGGTTTTGTGCTCGCTTATTCTGCATATACTCTGACCTTTCCGGGATCGTCAGCAAACATCCTATTCCGGCACTGTAAGCTTCGCACTGTTCCATGAAGTGAAACATATCACCGCTTGATAGATCGCTTGTATGGATTAGCTCACGAACCCTGGCTTGCTGATTTGTCGATACATCAAGCCGCATTGTGTCTTTGTAGCCTAGAAAACTGTGTTTCAGCATGTCTTTGACAAATTCAGGCGTAGCCCATTTTCTACCATGCTTTAGCAGATACGATGAAAGCTCATTGCACCACATATGAAAAAGCGCATTCTGTGACAGCGTTCTCTTTGCTGCGATAGGCCTGATTACCACCTCTACCGCACTTTCAAAGTCGAAAGGATCCAGCGCATCGATTAAATCTTGTTTTGTTTTTACTATCAGGGCGAGATCTTTAATTGGTATTTTATTCTCCATTTATTCCTTCTCCATTTTTTTGATGCCACTCAGAATGATGAACAGCACATAGCCACATTACATTAAGTGGTTTTGAGTAGTCGCAATGGTGAGCATGAACATCAACAGCCGTACCACAAACACAGCACGGTTCCTTGAATAATTTTCCATCACGAATGGCGTTCCCAACCATAGTTCTTGCTTTATATTTTATTGGATATCTTGCTTTATATTGCTTTAAATACTCAGGCGTATGCCTTGATCCTCTGGCTCTATCGTATGCCCTTATTTTTTCAATGTTTTCTACCCTATGCTTAATTACATCTGATTTTGTGCAATCGATGCACTTATTTAATCTCCCATCCTTCATTTTATTGTGTTTATAGAATTCAGATAAATCCTTTTCAATTCCGCACTTAAAGCATATTTTTTTCATATAATCCCTCCGTCTAAAAGAGGGATTATATATTAAATTAATTAAAATGGGAATTAAAACGGTATTTGGTCATCCCAGTCCATTGGAGGCTCATTGAATCCACCTGCATTCTGTGGTTGTTGCGCTTGCTGGTGGTTGTATTGATATCCTTGCTGCGGCTGTTGTTGCTGTGCTGGTTGTTGTCGCTGCTGCTGCATTGGTTGTGCTTGCTGCTGGCCTTGTTGCTGATTTGGACTACCTTGCAATGTCACATTACCAACTCGCACGGTTAGTTTAGGCTTCATCACCCCCTGCCCATCTTGATACGAATCAACGCCTACTTCACCAGTCACGCAAACCTTAGTCCCAGCTGTCAGGAACTGCGCGATCTTATCGGCGCGATCACCCCATAGAGCACAATCGAACCACTGACTGATCGGCTTGCCTGTTGCTGGATCTTTTTTCATGGTTGCTACCGCTACCGAAAAATTGGCAACGTTAATAAATCCATTTGATGTTTGTACCTGGTTGATCTTTGCGTCTTTACCAACATTTCCAGCAATTGTTAACACGTTCATTTTTAATACTCCGTTAATTAATATTCATCATTAAATCTTGGCCCCGCGAAATTACAGAACCTAGAATACTCACCCTGAAACGTTAATCTTACTTTTCCTAGTGGTCCGTTTCGTTGTTTACCTATGATCAATTCAGCTGTTCCGCGATCTGGTGAATCCTCGTTGTAAACTTCATCTCGATAAACAAATAAAATCAGATCGGCATCCTGCTCAATAGCCCCAGAATCTCGCAAGTCAGAGTTAATTGGTCGTTTATCTGCTCGCTGCTCAAGGCTTCGATTTAACTGTGACAGAACAATTACCGGAACATTAAGTTCCTTTGCAAGCTCTTTCACTGACTGCGAGATCTCAGATATTTCAGCGTTACGATTACCAGCCAACTGCGGGACGCGCATCAATCCAAGGTAATCAATCAGGATCAGCCCTAGCTCATTCTCTTTGTGTGCTCGTTTCGCTCTGGACCTTAGTTCTGACGGTGTTAGACCACCAGCATCATCAATAAGCATCTTACTTTCCATCAGCTTACCGGTTGCCATACTTAACCGTCCCCAGTCGTCATCATCCAGATCGGCATTGTTGATCTTGGTCATGTTAACCATGCCGTTTGATGCTAACAACCGGCGAGTTAATTGATCCTCTGGCATCTCAAGCGAGAATACCATCACGTGCTTTCCGCTGGTTTGCGCAACGTGATCGGCAATGTTCATTCCGATCGTGGTCTTTCCACAGGATGGTCTGCCAGCAATTACGATCATATCGGCAGGCTGTAAGCCACTTGTCAGCTTGTCCAGATCAGCAAATCCAGTTGAAAGCCCAGTTATTGATCCACCTCTTGATTGCGCCTCTTCGATTTTATCCAGCGCACCATTCAGTGCTTGAGTCATGTTTGAAGGTTTATCGTCTGGCGATCCAGTTTCAATAAGTGAATTCAATTTAATCTGAAACGAATCTGATATTTCAGAAACTGCGCGGCCTTGTGTGTTATATCCAGCCTCCACCATCTCATTTCCGATAGCGATCATCGATCTTGTTAACGCCCGCTCTTTTACGATCTTCGCATAGGCTGTGATATTGGCGGCGCTTGGCGTGACTCGAACGATCTCAACCAGGTAAACAAAACCACCTACCGACTCAAGCAATCCAGATCCTTCCAGCTCCTCTTGCAGGGTGATCAGGTCAATACTTCGGCCTGACGACAAAATTACAGACACAGCCTGAAAAATTGTTCTGTGAATTTTACTGTAAAAATCATCGACTGAAACGATAACACTTACATCATCCCACGCTGATTGATCTAAAAGCAGCCCACCGATAACAGATTGCTCAGCCTCATGACTAAACGGGGCTTGTTTAATATCATTTAACGCAATATTAGCCACTATGACGCACTCCGATTGCTTTCCCAGTCCATCCGTACTGCTATACCGTCATCTTCGCGCATACGGTCGATTATGCGGTCACCTAGCAGCTTGCACAGTTCATTCATTTGCAGGTTAGAAATTAAAACAGTCGGCAGCATTTCCCCATACCGTTTATTCATGATCTCGAACATCTGCACCATCTCGCTCTCACTACCAAACTGAACACCGATCTCATCGATGATTAGCATTGAAGCCGAGGCGTATTTTTCTATGATCGATTGCTCATCAACGCTACGATCACGCCATGCCGATCTTATATGACGGATCATATCGCTGAACGTGACGTATATCGCATTTACTGAATTATCAGGCTTAATTATTTCGTTGATGATTGATGCTGCAAGGTGAGTTTTACCGACTCCGACAGTTCCAGTGATAATCATCCCGCGTCCGCGATTTAGTTTTGCAGTATCTTTGGCGTATCCAGCGATAACATTCAGCGCGTGTTCCTGATCTGGCGTTGTTGGAACATAGTCAGAAAAAGTTTTCCAGGCAAAGCGGGCTGGCAGTCCAGATGATTTAATTCGTTCTTCTCTGAGTTTATTCAGTCTTACTTCGTTTTCAGCCTTGATCGCTTTCTGCTCTGCATCGAACTTGATCTGATCTGCTTCCTTCGCGCACTCCGGGCAGATCCCATGATATCCGCGACCAAAAAAATCATGTTTCTGGTAATCAGTGCCGTGAATTTCACATTTAGCTGTAATTGATTTTGCGGTAGCCAGTGCCGCCAGGTTTATTCCGTTCGTCATCTCAGATCTTCCCTACTGTGCAGGATGGGTTTTCGCTGGCAGTGAATCCAGTTTGTCGGATCGTTGATTTCTGCTGTT